TGCTATCCAGTGTAGCTTAGATATGATAGCCCATAGACTGCCACCCAATGCTCCGGCGGGAGATGATATGAGAGTATTTGGAACCTGTCTATTCTTACCTGTCGCATCTATATAGTGTAGAAAGTCACCTTCTACCCAAATACTGCCCGGAACTGCACCCGCTGGAGTAGATACTATATCTCCAGTGTAGAAATATTCCTCGGCAGCTTGGTCTACAAAATGTAGACTAGCTGCATCTACCCAGATTGATGGTAACTTAGCCACCTATGTAGCCCACTTATTAGCGCCAACAGGAATAACCAACGCATTTCTTACATAGATTGCATTGGGTCGTATAGCACTAGAGCCTATATTTCTAGTTCCATCTGCATCAAATGATATATTACCAGCCATTTGCAGAGATGATATACCCACTATAGTTCCACCAGTAATTGCCACAGCTATGGCATTCTGGGTGGACATAGTTCCTAGACCAAGACTGACTACTATACCAGCAGGAGTATTAGCTCCAGTTCCGCCACCAGCTATAGATATTAACTTATCTACCCATGCCGTGCCATTCCACTCTTGGAATACGTTAGTAGTCCTATTATATCTAATAGAACCAGTAGGTTGATTTGATGGCGTGGTTACAAACAGAGTTGCACTATCAGTGTCCTTACCTGCTAGATAACTAAGGACATCAACGTATAAATCTGTTATAGCTGGCTTAGACCAATCAGACATTGGATTATCCCGTTACTTCTCTTGGGAATTCTCTCTGCGCTTTAAGTTCATCTAGTTCTGTTCTTAGATTCTCACACTCAGCAGTCTTCTCATTATACATAGCAGTTAATTCTACTAGAGCCTTATCCTGTCTATTCTGAATGATAGTCTGCTTAGCAATTACTCCAAGAAGTTCTTCTAGATTAGTCTCTAGTCCAGCCATTTGTCACCTACTTTAGTAGAGTCTCAAACACATCATCTATAGCTTTACGAAACTTAGAATCAGGAGAACTATCATCTAGAGTCTGGTCCTGCACCATAGCTAGCAGAGCCAATCTCTCACAATGATACTCTGCATTCATCAGATATTCCCTAGCCTTGAGAGTCTTAGGCGTGGGAGTATTTGGGTCTTTGGCAGCTTCAGCAAGCAATACATCTTCAGCAGCTACCATGAGTATCCGCCTGATAGCACCAGTATTCATCTTTTCAACTATCCCACGGTAGCTCATATAATCTCCTACGTCTTGACGATGTAGTTCACTGTCTGAAATGGTGGATTCTTCGCATCACTATTAGCATTCACAGCAGCATTACCTGCTAAACTGGTTACGCTTACAGTTAATGCTGGAATAGATAAAGCTGGAACAGAATGTGTGTGAGTTCCTGTTGGTAATGATGTTGGAGAACCCTGCTGAGCAACTACAGTTGCAGATGGTGCTCCAGTAGTTCCAGTGCCAGTAGAACTAGCTACAGTTGCACCAGCGCCAGTTCCTGTAACTGGAGCAGTTTGAGTAACTGTATGAAAATGGTCAATTGCTCCACCGACAGAACCTAATACAGCACCAGTTCCAGAAGCAGCTTTGCCTAATGGAAATCTCTGCACTAAGTTAGGAATATTAAATGTAGTAGAGCCATCACCAGGCCCATACAATATTCCCAACACTGCAAACAAAGCTGCAAATGTAGTTCTACTTACAGCCGCACCATTACAGAGTAAAAATCCTGTAGGAGCCGCTCCACCACCATAAGCTATAATACTACCAGATGGCATACCAGCCGGAGCTACAGCAGGATTTAATGTTCCTTCATTAAGCACACTGGCATTCAATGGGAGCGGAACATATGTCGCTCCATTATCAGTGGAATACTCAAAGATATGAGTAGAGTCATTCCACCGTAGCCAGTTAGATGTGATAGCCATTAGCTACAAACTCTCCAGTAGGTTCCATCGAATATCACTATTACACCACTACCATTACCGATGGTTCCTGTAGCTAAAGATATATTTCCACCAGTAGCTAATGTCATACCACCGCTTACACACATGATAAATAGTATTCTACCAGTTGAACCACCAGTAATGCTCTGGATACTGAATCCACCACCAGTTACTCTTAACATACTAGTATTAGCATTAAGTGCTACAGCTGAATTTGCAGCAGATAATGTAACTGATTGAACACCAGTAGCATTTACTCCACCAATGTTAGCATAGCCAGCAGTAACAGCACCACACGTAACCATATTACCTTGGGTATTAATTTGTGCACAAGTTATATTTCCACAAGTTATATCCCCAGTGTTTATGGTTGAGGGAGAAAATGACGCAGCAGTTAATGCACCCACCACATTCAGGGTGCTATTCATTGTAACTGGAGCAGAGAATGTGGTGGCACCTGCTATTGTGATTGCACCTGCACCAGATATTGTTATCCGTGCAGTGTTTGAGGTCTTGAGATATATAGGTCCAGAAAATGTAGTAAGGTTAAGACCATTAGGAGCACCTGCATAAAGTGAAAGTGCATCAGCTATAATATAAGGATTGGTAGAAGCACCACTACCTACACCAATATATCCTCTGGTAGCACCTACGTTATTCTGGAATACTATAGCAACGTAAGCATTAGCTCCGGCGCTGAGGTTAGCTAATGTAAGCTGACTAGCACCATCAAATGACGATGTGATAATAGAAGCTATCCCACCAGTAGCTGCTAATGTTAAGTTCCCTGCCCTATCAAGAGAGAATAGAGTAGCAGGTGAAGCCAATAAATCATTTAGAGTTTTAATCTTAAATGCAGATGTATCAGCAGATATATCCCAATTCTTCTGGTCTGCTGCGGCATCAGTTTCATTAAACCTAATTCCAGGATTTATGCCAGAGTATGTATTTAATCCAGTCCAAGTATTAGGTGCAGACAATGAAGGTCCACTACCGCCAGGAATTACAGCAGGTGGCAGAGTGCCTTCAGTAATAATTGCAGCATTCAACGGCAATGGATTGAATGATGCCCCATTGTCCGTAGAATACTCAAATATATGAGATGTGGGATTCCACCGTAGCCATTGAGCTGCCATTAGACAATTCCCCTAACCTGCCATGAAACATTCGCATTAACTCTAACACCGATAGAGTTAAATACTAGAACCTTAAAACTTACAGGATTAGGGATATCTACGAAATCATAGATAATAGTCAATGGCTCAATAGTCTTAGTTGGTGAGATGTTAATAGAATCTACATCCTTAAATGGCTTATTGAAGAACACTACAGTTCCGGCCACATCAGCAGCCAATGCATTCAAGTTACCAGAATCCATCTCACGCTTAACATCTATTGAGAATGTCAGATTATAGAACAGAGCCAATGCCTTATCATTGTTCTCTGTGAAGTCTATAGTAACTCGGACATATCTGAACGATGTCAAGAAAACAGATTTGGCGTGGACTATAGGAGTCCAAGTAACTCTGTCTAATGAACCTTCCACGCCGGGAGTCTCAGTTACTGTGCCAGCCAAAGACAATTGCTCTATGGTATAGTTCATGTTGAACAGTGTATTATTTATCACTGTCCCATAGTCAATTATCTCCTGATACTTACCAGTAGTTAAGGTGGGCTGAATGTAAATTGGATGTCCAGAATTAACTTGGTCTGATATCTTAGTCCAACCTTGAGATGAGAAGTGAGTATCCCAAGTCTTGACCAAATCTATACAGACGAGAATCTTACCAGTATTGTCTGATATCCAAGTCCAGTTCTGTCCAGCTAATTGATTAGCATCCCAGCCTACGAACTCATCATTTACCCAACCAGCTATAGGACTACCATATACAAGAGCATTAACCTTCAGACCAGAGAGAATACTCTTACGAAAGTCAAGTAACTCAAAGTCAGGAGGCTGTGCTACTACTAGAGTTACTGATGCAGTAGGACCAATATTGCCAGCTATATCTGTGGGAGTTACACTATAAGTAAAAGTCCCGGCGGCACTTTCAAATGCAGCTATGAAAGTTCCCTTCTGAGTTCCTATCAGAACTGGACCTTTAGCTATAGTATAGTAATCTATATCCCATATTGATGATGGGTCACTCCACTGCAATAGGATGTTGTTATCTATTACCCGTCCATTGACAGTAAACGAACCTATTGGAGTTATGACTACATCAACGAATGAGAATCCATCAGAATGAACTCCGGCCCCATTTATTGACTTGAGTAGATATCTCGTAGTCCCTACAATTATCGGGTCTAGGCGTGCCTCAGTTATTCCAGTGATGGTAATCTGATTGGCAGTCTCCCAAACTGAGCCTCTACGAATCTCATATGTCCTAGCATTCGCAGCAGCTTGCCATGTAAGAACTAGATTTCTTTTGGTAGTTGAATAAGTAAACCCAACCGGAGTATCTGGTGTAGGTTGAGTTACAATTATAGCTACCCTATCAATTACAGGGAATACCTTAGTCTGAAGGTCATCTACACTATTTACTAACCCATTAAGAATATCATACAGGCGTGGGTCTACCTGCTGGTATCCTTGTATTAGAGTTTGAATATCAGCTACTCGAACTACATCATCAGTAGCCATTAGAACTCTGGCCTTTCAGCCCACATTGCCATTCCGTAAACCCAAATTCCTCTAATGTTGAAGAATTCACCTAGTTGGTCTACACGGAATCTGAAAGACATGAACTCATTCTGAGCACCTATAAACTCCCGCTTGATAAGTTGTCCAGGAGAATTAGATAGTAAGATGCTCGGAGCATTTATGACTAGAGTTCTATCAAGAGATGATGCAGCTATCTGTAGGTTTCCATTTCCATTTACTCTAAGTCTCACTCCTGAGAACATACACATTCCACCCTTAGGGTCATGTGATATGAGTGAAGTCTCAAAGTAAGATATCTTAGGATTACTCCAATCATCCGGCGTGGTTGGGTCAGCCTTGTATATATTCCCCGGTGCTCCTGCATACTTGTATGTAGCCTGCTTAGTTGAATAGACGATATCAACAAACGAAGCTACTAGGTCTACAGGAAATCTCCAAACAGCCCACTTGATATCAGCACTGTTCATACCTTCAGTGTAATCAGCATAAAGGATATGAGATGCAGTAGCCGCGCCGTCAAGTGGAACCATTACATAGATTTTTGAATCAATCGGATTCAGGCTTACAGTTACTTTATTGAATACCTGCTTATTGATTCTTTTCCAAATATCATTTATCTTACCAGTAAGTTCATCACCAAATGTTCCATTGAACAGCATCAATCCCTGACGTGATGCCACAACAAATCTATCAGTAGTCTGACCTTCGATATCCAATACTTGCTGGATTCCAAAGCATTCAGTTCCTATTGCTGCATCAAGACTTGAGACAGTCCACGTAGCTGCTACATCATTGTTAGTCTGTGTGATATAGCATCTATAGGACTTGAACATTATCATCTGCCCACGGAACTCTACGCAGGCTCTGACAGTCCCACCGTTATCCTTTGGATAGCAGTCTAGAAATCCATCTACATCACTAAACGCTTCAGGCTGGTTTATCTGAGATACGCGCACGCGAGCAGGTGCTGCATCTTCACCACAGACTACGAGTGAATTCTTATAGATAGCAAGACCCACACCAGCAGGACAATTAGCGCGTAAATCAAGAAGATACGCAGCAGATTGAACGAGAGAAGCATCAAAGAAATCAACAGTAAATGTAGTAGATGTATTATCACCAAGCCGTCCGTTAGGAACTTGGAAGAATTCATACTGAGCTGGGTTGTTATTGTAGCTAGCTATAGTCTCAGTAGCTACAATCCAACGAGCTACAGTTCCGGGGGGTCCAATAGGAATGTTGGATAAGTCTGCCTTCTTACTACCAACAGCAGTGAGGACTGCCACAGGACCATACTTGGTAAGGAATCCAGAAGTAGTCTCAAATGCTACAGCAAATAGATGTGTGCCTATTTCTACGCTACCGGCAGCAGTGGAGTTTGTAACTGTAGGTGCAGATGCAGGAGCAGCACCACCAGCAATTCTAGCTAATCCTGCACCTTCATATACATATACATACTCACCCGGTAATCCTCTATCTCCATTGTGTGGACTTATGAATGCTCTATCGAACATCACTACGCACGAAAAATCTGTCATTGCTGGAATAGTTAAGATAGCTACTCCAGGCGCAGTCGAATCATATATCGAACCATCATCCTTCAAACAAAGATATCTGGTAGCCTCACCAGATTTCTCATAGGTATGAACACGAAGCAAAGGTCCAGTGATAGTTAAGTCTAGTGCTGAGCCATATCTAGACCTAATTTCTTCAGTATCAAAGGATACATTATATGCTTCTATAGAGTGGTCGATAGGGACAGCTTCATCATGTCCTCTATCAAACACACCCTTAAAAGCATTTATTAACTTTGCTTCGTGTTCAGCTATCACATTACACCGCCGCAATAA